GTAATTGTAGCGATGATGTCACCACCTACAAATGGAACCGTTCCACCGAAAATAACCTGTAATACGATTGCAAATGCAATTAGTGCTACACCAGTTTCTGTACCTGCTTTGATCCAAGCATTGATTTTATCTAACATATTTCTTACCTCTTGTTGTTTTAAAATAGTTTCACAACGTCCCGGTTGTCTTACATTAACTATTCAGACGAATAGCAAATTTATTTATACATTTTAATATATCTATTATAACATATTTCTCAGCAAATGTACACCGTTATTTACACGCAACCTCGTGGTTGTGGCATTCCGCCATACTTACTAATAGGTTTCATTGGACCTGTCAACCATTCTTTGAATAGCACCTTCTTATCAATACCAACATACTTAGAGAATGTTCTAATTGGTGGCACGGCTTGATTCTCTTCAAAGTATTCTCTTGCTTGCATAATTTGCTTTACCATAGACTCTGTTAATACAATGTCATCTTCCTTGGCCATTTCAAACATTATTTCTTCCGACCAAATTGTTGGATCCTCAAGGTACCCATTTCCTGTTCTATCTAACATATTATAAATCCTCCATATCAAAGTCTTCATCTTTACTTGAATCAATAGCAGCGATGTAGTTAACACTCTCAATCTCTTGCGGTGCACTCTTAACATTAGTTGAATCAAGGTAATTATCTACCCACGGTAATGGATTATGTCCAATAGCAAGACCTAGCTTAGATGGATCTAAACCAATGTTGGTCATCCGTACCACAAAGATATAATCCATGTACTCTTTCAAGATATGTTCATTCATACCAATCAGGGGAGTGCCTTTAGAGAATAGATATTCAACCCAATCCATCTCTTCTTTATATGCGGTCTTGAACATTTCATATGTTTCATCTTCAAGCTCTTGTGCAATCTCAACGAATCCTTCACTCTCATCTGTTCGTAGCATTTTAAGTACACGTTGAACAATATCTAAATGGATCATCTCATCTCTTGCAATTAGCTTAAAGATATTACTTGAGCCAGCCATAAGTTTAGTTGGTTGCTCAGAGAAACTCCAGTTAGTAACGAATGTACAGAAGAATCTAATACCTTCGAACATATTAAGAACTAGTGCTGCTTTGTAAATTGCAGTCTTAATTAACTTTTCATCAACTTCAGGGAAAGGCTTTGTCATACCATGATTAACCGCGGTTGAGTTAGCATCCATTCTATCAAATACACCTGTTGCCCAATCGAATGCGCCTAAAATAGAAGTAGCTCTTTTCTGTACTTCTGGATCCGATGTGATAGAATCAACGAATAGGTCTACATCATTATAGATTGCACGAACCATTTCAGTATAAGACTCTGAATGCAGTAACTCATTGTTCTGGTGATTTGTAATATATAATTCCCATTCAGGGTTATTAGATATACCACCATTATTAAACAACTGAAGAGGGGCACGACCAGCACAACTATCTAATGTAATAGCAAACTTTAAACCTGCTTCATAGATATGCTTACCGGCTTCATCTAGTGATTCAAAGTCTTTCTTCTCCTTTGATAAGTCAATCTCATTCTTACTCCAATTACCAATACTTCTCATCTCTTCTGCAAAGTCCAGAATCCAAGGATACTTCGGATCATGATATGTCTGAATGTTTCTATGACATGAATTCTCACCTAAAAATAACCTTGTGCCTTTACTATGTACTGTTTCACCTAGTGAAAATATTTTACAACTCATGATATATACTCCTTCTTTAAATTGAACACGCACCAGATTCACAACCCTCAAGGATCACTTCACTAGTATTTTCTTTATCTTTACTTCTGATATAATATAAACTCTTTAGTCCATATTTGTATGCAGTAATAATATCTCTTTTAACTCTATTTGAATCAAGAATCTTTCCTTCGATTTTGGTTAGGTCATACCATTGATTAACACTCATACCTTGGTCAATAAACTTCTGGAGGATAGCCATAAGCTTAATGTATTCAGAACTATCATTGTTTGGCATATCCCAAGCTTTCATATAGTACTTTTCTTTGTCATGATCTGGAACTAAACTCTTAACGGTATAAGCTGCAGATTCAAATGTATCTGTCACACTTTGAATAGGATCAATACCTTGTGTACTATTACTAACCAATGATGAACTCGCCGTTGGAGGAATAGCAGAAAGAGACATATTGCGCATACCATGTTTAGCAATATCTTCTCTTAAACTTTCCCAATCACATAATAACTTATTATCAACAATTTGATCTACATTCTTATTATAGGTATCAATAGGCAACTTACCTTTAGAATACTCTGATCTATCAAAGTATTCACATGCTCCACGTTCTTTAGCTAATTCCATAGAGGCTTTAATTAATCCGTATTGGAAACGTTCAGCCCACTTATGTGTTAACTCTTTCGCTTTAACTGTTCCTAATCTTGCCTCTGACTTAGCTAAGAAATGAGCAAAGTCTGATATACCAATACCTAAGAATCTGTATCCTTTCGTTGGCCACTCAGCAGCATCTAACGGATACTCTTGAATATCAATAAGGTTATCTAAGAATCTAACCATCAGTTTAGTTAAGTTATCTATACGTGTAATAGAAGATAGCTTGCCAAAGTTAACACAGCCGAGAATACATAATGAGATCATACCATCATCTAAATCATAGTCTCTGATATTATCAAACTTAGTGTGTTTCAACCCATCGAACTTAACTGCTTTAGTTGGCAAGAAGATTTCTGAGCACAAGTTTGTTTGTGTTACTGGCTCTGAGAACAAGCCTTGCTTATTAATGTTATCTAAGAAATGTAAATAGATTCTACCAGTACCAACACGTTCTTTAATTAACTTATTAAAGATTTCAGATGCCGGGATTTTGTTCTTTCTAATACCACGCTTATTCTCATACATCTCGTATGCTTCATTGAACTTTTCAGTATCGCCATAATGCTCAAATAACTCAGGTACTTCTTCTGATGAGAACAATGTAAAGTCTTGCTTCTTCATTAACCTCTCAATAAAAATTGATGGAATGCCGATTGTATAATCAATGAACCTAGCCCTAGTAGTATTAGAACCTTGATTGTTTTTATATTCTAGAATATCCATTATCTCCCAATTGAAGATTGGATAGTTTACTACTGTAGCGCCAGTACGCAATGAATTTTGAGTGAATTGTTTTGAAGCAGCCTCAACAGTTTTTAATAAAGGAAGTGCTCCTGTATGCTTAACGGTGTTGTTCTTGACCGGAGCCATAATACCTCTAACCGGTCCCATGTCAATACCAATACCGGCTCTCTTAGATGTCATAAGCGATAATGCATACTCAGAAGATAAGATAGACTCTGATGAATCACCCATCTTAATCTTACAACAACTACTAAACATCTTAAGCTGAGTTCTTACGCCTGATATAATCGGTGTAGGTAATGAGATCTCATCGTCTTTCAATGCTGTATAAAAATTTATAATAAGTTTCTTTCTATTCTTCTCATGAGCAAAGATAACCATTGGAATAATCATGAATGTTTCTTGTGGCATCTCTAATGATTTGCCACTCTTAACATCTTTAATAAGGTACTTGCTTTCCATCTGAACAATCGAAGCATAACCTCTATTGAAGTCGTTCTCTCTATCAAGGAATGACCCAAGTTCTTCGATCTCCTCGTCTGAATAGAAGTCTAAAATCTCAGGCGAGTATAATTTGTTCTTTACATTATTTTCAATATACGATAAAAAGTCAATAGGATCATTTGATCCATATACTTCTTTTCTCATATGTGTAATAAGAAGTCTGCCCGCATACACGTCGTAGTCAGGTTCTTGTGTACTGATTTTTTCTGCGGCTGATTTAACTAATGTTTGATGGATGTTAACTGTTGATATTTTGTTAACTAATTTGATATGTGCATTTAACGCAGTATCTGATACCGATACATTTAATCCATCAGCACATACTTCTAGTACTTCGTGGATTTTATCATAGTCTAAAGGTTCTAGAGAACCATCTCTCTTCTTGACATGTATGTCTGACATTCTTTCTCCAATTCAATTCAAAAATAACTTAATATAGTTATATTATAACACAGTTTACCGCAAAAGTAAACCCTATTTTACATTATATGCAGTAAATAAAATACCGGTGGTAGACTTATATATATCAATTCCAGAAAAAGAACCCGCTGGGATAGTGTTACTTAATGATATCACTGAGCCTTTAACCACGCGATCGGTTAAAGTTTCATTTAAGATATAATCTCCAGGAAGGAGATTGTGATTGTCTTCATTTAAATCAGGTGCTATATCAACACCCAACTCATCTAAAGCTCTGTTTAGTTGTTCTTCACTCATACCAGTCTCTTCTCTTAATAGATATAAGGCTGCGGCATATGATTTAATTCGAGATGAACCAAAAGGAACCTTCTCAAGAATACGCTTAATATTGAATACTAATCGATGGAAAGTAGTGAACGCCTCTTTCTGCGCTATCGACAATAGATCTTTAGTCTTAATAAGGTTCTTACCTTTATCATCGATGATGCCTTCGTTATACGCATCCATATCTTTCCAATCCGTTACTAAAATCTTTAAGAAACGATATGTATAATATAAGTCAGCTGCTCTTGAAATTCCCATTTATAATTCTCTTAATACGTTTACAATTGTTGAGTCTAATGGGACATCAACATGACTATCTATAAGAAGATAGTTTAAATAGACCAAAAAGGTTTTACTCACACTCTTCAAAGGATAATTGGTATTTAACATTAGCATTTCTGCTGTTGCATTAGGACCAAAAGCATTACCTAATATAATAATATGATTTAAAATCAATCGTTCTTTTAAATCATCATCCCTATAATATCTCTTTATGAGTCTATTAATATATTTAAATCGTGATAAATCAGCTTTAAAGTCTTCAGTTGTTGCCCACTTAGATTGTTGATAGTGCTTTGATGCATATAGCTCAAAGTTCTCCTTTGTTAATTTCATCATATAATCTCATCAGGTTTAACTCAGTTTAGCTTTGAGTTTATTAATCCATTTGTTAGTTTCTTTTTTCTTCACAACCTTTTTCTTCACCACTTTTTTCTTCACAACCTTTTTCTTTGTGCCATTAAATGCATCACATTCAATTTGAGTAAAGGTTCCAGCACCACCAATCCACACATGATCTAAATCATTGTCTTTAATGCCAAATTCAACTGACATAGTACTATTAGCTAAAACGCCTTCTTTTTTATAACTCATATTCTTATTCCTTGCATATATCAGAGATCCAAACATTCTTTGTCTCTCCATTAATATTAACTTCTACATAATTGCTACATAATTTATTTATAATAGCCCGCTCATGAGATTCGACGATAATTACTTCATCACCGACCTCAAATAGATTCCCTTTAATGTACTTCTCTCTTAACACTGAAAGTCTCTTTAATTTTGTTTCTTGCTTGTATACGTATGTTTCTTTAAGACCTAAGCCAGCTCTAACAGAATTCATTAATGATTCAGCACCTTTGAATCCTTTAGGCATTCCTTTAGAAAATGTAATAAGATCGTTATCTTTAGCCGCAGCTCTAAGTTTAGAAGCTGACATGCCAGATACATCGTCCGAGTCAGGGTCACGTTCTCCTGCAGAAACTACATTCACGCCACCATCAAAATCATAGAATCCATGCTTACCTTTAGTACCATTATACTTATTTAAGATTTTATCAAATTCTTTAACTCTATCCGAACCAACGACAATAGTACATTTGGTAAATCCATCAGCATACGTCGCAGATAATGCTTGAAAGAAGTCACGAACAGACTTATCTAATAAGATTGATCTTGCATGCTTAGGAAACATCTTCCGCATAAACTTAACTTTATCAGTGAATCCTAACGGGTTCTTCTTTGCATCTTGTGACTGTGATGAATATACGCGGTAGGCCCCTTTAGCTACTTTAGCTACTTTATCAAGTAACTTCTCGTGGCCGTTTGTGGGCGGATTGAATCTACCAAAGGTAATAACAACCTCTTTCGCAGCTTCTTCCTTTAAGTAGTGTTCCTTAAATCCGTGAATCATTTATTTGCCTCATGTGCTGCTACTCTAGCCTTATTACCAGCTTTAACTTTAGGCATGATCTTCTTAGCTAGTTTAGCAATAACTCCTGCCTTCTTTTTAACTTTCTTTTCTAGCTTATCTCGGGCTGCTATTGGTAGGTCTGACTTACTCTTACCTTTGAGTATCTTTTTAATAATTATGTCTTTAGCTTTTTTGTGAGCCAGGTCTTTAAGTTTATCACCACTAGCAACTTTGTTTAAAGCTTTCTTCTGACCTATCTTACGCTTAGATGCGCTTTTCTTAAAAGCCATTTTCATCTTCGCACGTTGTATAGCATTTAAAGCTTCATTAACCTCTAGCATCAGACTCCCATCCTTTGATTATGTCTTTACTAAAATTGTTATAACTAAATTCCATACGGTTAACGATCTTATACGCACCGTTTGTTAAATGGTCTATAGCAACATAACCTTCTGAGCCTGTCACTTTAAAACCGTTTTTAGTCTTTACAAAGGTATTTATACTTTTTATAGAATCTAAGTGCGTGAGTAACATTCTCTTAACGATGACTAAATGATTTTGCATGTCAAACATAAGTATTAAATTCTTAGTATTTTCTTTATTGAACCAATCCAATGCTTCAATCTTCTTAGCATTCTTCTTAGCCTTACCCTTATCAGATTTAAGCTTATCAATCTCTTTGTCAAAGCGGTTATGGATCCACTGTACTAATTCTTCAGTATGCTTCTTGGTGTTAGTGATATCAGATTGAGCTCTTACCTTAGTGTTTCTAAAAGTATTAATATATAAATTAATCTCTTTATTTGTTGAAACCTCTTTAAGCGTAGACGATTTAATCTTATTAAACAATTTACCAGCAATAGATAAATGTTGATAGATTGTATTTGAATCCTTTTCACTTAACGTTGCACTATGATCTTCAGGCAAATCCGCAGTCTTCTGCCACACCTTAGATGTTTTAATAAAGTCACTATCTTTAACATTGAATGAAGCACTCATACCGGCAAATGAAGAGCCTGTATATTTAGTATGCCACACAACACCTATCTTAGCGGCTAATACTTCTTTAGCATCCTTTACAGGTACTGCATATACAATAGTGTTGGGGTGGAAGGTTATATACCTTTGTCCATCAATAGTCTCACCTTTAAGGTCATCTTTAGTGAACATGATATCACCTTGAAATACACCTTTAGTAACTACTTTCTTTAATTCAGTATATGCTATACGAAGCTTAGCAGCCAGATCACCTGAAGTATCAGCGTTAATGTCATCATGACTTTTATATACCTTTGGGTTTTTATTAAAGATACCTTTCTTAGCAACGAAGAACTCTCCGTCAGTAGGATCAATGCCAGCAAATACTGCAGGTGCTCCATCCCATTTAACCGTAACAGCTTTAGTATCATTGGTATGACCCACTAACATATTCCTTAAATCACGGAGAGCATTGATTGCTGCACGTGTACCATCAACTCCACCATCAATAACCATATCCTCGATATGGATCATATGTGTGTTCTTAGCTTCTGCTAAATGTCTTTCAAATGATTTCATTATGTTATCCAGGAAACAGTGTACTGAAAGATGCCTTGAATGTTCCACCATTAACAGCAAATGTTCCTTTTTTAGATAGAGTCTTGGTGTCGTTAACCATATTTTTAAAGTCTATGTAATGGAACCAAATGTCAGTTGGATCACTATCTTTGACATTAGCAATATATCCTTTATCACCAGGCTTATCCCCAACTAACACATCAATCAAGCGTTTCATTAAACCTACAGCAATGCTTTCAGGATCATTAATCTTGGATCCGTATCCCAACTTTTTCAATTGTTTCTCAAAATCATCAGTAGTCTTTTTCATGTCTTTAAATATTTTAAAGTTCATTAGATCTTTGTTGCCCTTGAATAGCTCTGATAATTCAATAAACTTCTCAGCTGCTTCTAGTACATCAGGGTATCTGAATGACAATTCCCCTTTGAAAGATTGATTGCCTTTGCTGTTATCTTTTGAGAAGGCTTGGAATAAATTAGAGATGCCAAACAAAGTGTTTAGTAATGCTCTAAACTCTCGTCTATCCTGGAATCTTCCTAACGATATCGGATCATGTTTTGGATATGCTTTTACTTCAACAGCCAAACCATGAATACGCAAGTCTGGCTCAGTACCACCACGTGTCTCTTGGGCTCTGCCGTCAAACAACCAATATAAGGAAACTTCACCATTACCAACTGTCTTATCAGGAGCTTCTTTAAACAGCTTGATGAAAGTCTTCTTATCCTTAGGATGAAGCTTTAACTTAAAACTCTTCTTAGGAATATCATACTTACCATACACCTTCTTTTCTTTATCTGTCAACATGTCGTCAATGATGACTTGAAAGCTACTGTTAGCTGCTTCGTTTAATATATAACCTTTAAAATTGTCCATGAATATCCTTAATTTACATCCATCCAAGCTTTCACTTGGGGATTGTTTGGTAATTGACTAGCCAAAGAAGCGATCTTAGTATTTACTTAATTGTATCCGTTAATGCTTTTTGAAAATCGGACTTTGGTATATTATCCACTACCCAATAGTATAGTTGTTTCATTACCTTATCTATTTTGATCAGTGCTTTGCCGCGTTTCTTTAATGTTAAGTATGTAAAGTCTTTAACAACTACGCCATTCTTCTTACCACTTATCTTAGAAGTTCTATCATTGCCTGAAGGAGTAAACATAACGGTGTTTTCTTTGTTATTTAAAATTACATGTATCTCACCATTAATTTGCATCTTCTTACCTTCTCCTGTGACATATGAGTACACAGTTTCAGATGCGCCTTTATGTGTTTGCAACATAATGTCAGAAGGCACAACTCTATCTCTATCTGCATTCTGCTTAATCGCAATTTTATAATCGGTTAACACCCATACTAAATGAATGTTGGCAGGGTTATAACCAGCTGCTAATAATCTTGGAAGGAATTGAGATACATCTTTAGTGTCTTTAGCCGTAATATCAAACATGATATTAGGTAACTTCTTTCTATCTTTAAGTTGCCCTAACATTAAGTCAAGTGTCTTATCTTTAAGACCAAGTTTCTTAATGAACATATGAAGCTTAGCAACATCAGCAGGTTTCTTCATGTCTAATCCTTTTATTTCTGGATACTTTGCTTGAGTATCAGCAATCTTTTGAAACACTTTCTTCCACTCATCAACATCTCTTACCTTAAACTTTTCCTTCTCCATGAAGTTTGTAGCAGCAAATCCCTTACCAGAACCAGCACCACCCGCGAGGAATACGATTTGGCCGTCTTTACGGCCATTATTCAACATGATAAGTTTCTCTGATAACATCTCAGATTTACCTTCGTCTAAAAAGCTTTTAAAATTATGCATAAGTATATTTATAATTCTCCTAAAGTATACATCAGACTAGGATCGATGATGAATGAGTTATCAATCATCCAATCTTTATTCACTAATACCTCAGTTGTTTTTGTCGATCTATCATCTAAAGTAAAGGTTACATTCTTATGAATAACACCATTAAAGGTAAAGTCTAACATAACCATAGGCCTCTCTTCTAATCCATTGTCGCCATTTAATCTAATCTTTTTAATACCATACAGCTTCATTGTTATTCACGGCCGTGGGATGTAAAGGTTACTTTATCATTTTTAACTACAAGATCGTCGGCATGCATAACAAGAGTCTTAACAGAATTGCCAGTATCTAATTTGGCCTTCATCTTACCAAACAAATCAAATTCAAATATTTCTCTAACACCAATCACAGTTTTAGCTTTAATCCAATTATCTGAGTTAGTTATGGTTTTAATTACTTTTCTATTAATAGATGATCCAATAGTCTGCTCGATGCCCTCAGTGCCTGCTGATGAATTCACTTCAAGTACTAATGGATTACCCTTATTAGGAATAAAATCTACCCCAACCCAATAACCACTAACGGCGTTAGCAGCTGCTAGTGCAACTTCCTCTTCTTTCTTAGATAGCTTATATTTTTCAGTGGTTGCACCTTGCGCGTAATTTGATCTAAAATCATCATCTGGCACGTTGCGTCGCATAACCCCAATGATTTCACCATTTAATACATGCACTCTAATATCAAAGTCTGATTTAATATATTCTTGTAATAACAAATCAGAGCTTTCATCAAGCTTATATAATAATTGGGTAGTAGATTCTAAAGCTTGCATACTCTCAATAAGCAATACACCGATACCTTTAGCACCACGTAGGGTTTTAAGAATAACTGGGAATTTAGTATCTAGTTTGTTAAATGCTTGCTCAGGGTAATTGGTTTTGATATTATCACCAATAGCAATTAAGGCGGTCTTAGGTTGAGCTATACCAGCCTCATCGAGGATAATTGAAGTTCTGAATTTATCAGCACATATCTCATTACACAAGCGGTTGTTGACCGTCATGATTTTTCGTTTTTCTATTTGAGATAGTAGGTCTAAATAAGAGTCTTTAAGGGTGATTGACCCGCGAACAGCAACGACTGTATCTTGAGGGGATATTTCAAATCCCTTCTTATCATCGATGTTGAATATCTTATTGTCTTTAAGGTAGGCACCTTCAAGGTTTACCGCATAAACTTCACCACCGGTTTTAGTCATTTCGGTGGATAGACGCTCAACAGTTTCAGACTTAACGTCTTTGGTTAGTATTACTAGTTTCATAAGTCTATTTATAAACTTTTAATAATAATATCTAAATCTTTAATATCGCTATACTTCTTTAACTTTCGTAGTTTAGATGGGACTCTACGCATTATCACGTCTTCATTAATAATACCTTGATGTGCTAAGATAGCCATCATTGCAATAACATCACCTATCTCTTTTTCAAGGTTCTTTAAATTACCTTCTTCAGCACCAAAACGAAGTATCTTGGACACCTCAACTTGGACCTCGGCGCATTCTTCAGCTAGGATTATTAGGGCTTCGTTCATCTTTCTTACCTATAACATAATCACTTGCTTTCATAGCATCATCTAACACAAGCTTTAGAATTTCACCAACACATTCGTTGAATCTTGGAGTGCCATGAGGATCTTCATCTAAATAATCAACCACCTCATAATCAAATGAAATGGATTCATCATCTTCATTCAACTTAATAGCATCGTAACTATATACAACACCATGATATAACCCACCTTCTAACTTAATAAACCATTGCTCTTGATCTAAATCCTTCTCAACGAAGGACCACTTATCGTAATCTTTTTCTGCTTTCATAATAATCTAATGCTATCCCTAATAATAAAAACGGTGTCCATATTAATGCTGATATTAACGCAATCCCCATTACTATACCAGCTAATATTAGGATTATCGCTATGTTCAACCAATCAACTACTTCTTGCATCTCTTTGACTGTGGCTTACGTTTGCATCTATAGCTGCCGTGGCTATAAGTCTTCTTACTTAGTCTATTGCCGTTGTTATCTTTGCGTATCTTTACGCCATCAATTGCTGTCTTACTCATTTTATTTCTCCTGTGTTGTGTTTAATTCCCATTTTAAATACTGATTTTACATTAGGGTATTTTTGTCTAATATGGGCTTTGTCAAATCCCAATAATGATTTATGAACACCATTATGGAATACCACCGCCCATTTTGTCATTACAGGCATTATTGATCACACTCTTTTATAATAGACTTTAACTGTCTTCTTAACTTATTGTATTTAAATTCAAAGCCTTCTGCCGTTTTTCTTTCTTCTTCATACAGCTCTTTGTAGTTAGGCTTTTTAGTAAATAAGTTCTTTACTCTTTCTTTATAATTTGCTATCATTTTTTCTCCTCTAATAAATAATCAATGCCAGCTTCTTCAAATAATTTTTTAGTTAAATTACAACTATCTTCCCAACCTGGTTTTATCTCTTTACATTGGGCAACCACTTGTGTAATACCAACTTGAATAATTGCTTTAGCACATTCATGACATACACCTAAACCAGATATATACATTGTAGATCCTTGCAATGATTGGCCATTTAATGTAGCATTGTAAATAGCATTCATTTCAGCATGAACTATTAACTCATACTTACGCTTTTTATCATTATATCTATTAGCGTTATCTCTGATGTTTCGCGGAAAGCCGTTATAACCTTGTGATAATATTTGTCCTTTATCACCTACAACTACCGCACCGACCTGAGTTGATGGGTCTCTACTCCAACTAGCAACTTCATTACAAATGCTTAAGTATCGATCAGCCCATTTCTTAGTATGTATCATAATTTAAAGATTTTATCAATGGCTTGAGCACACGCTAATGCAACTTCAATATGTTCTTTTTGAGTTCCATTCTTAGATCGTAGGTCGATGTAATGAATCCAACTTCTAATAGTTCCATTCATATACATCCTACTCATAGTGTTACCTTCAGGCAATACTGCTCTGGCTTGTTCTTTAGCAATACCATTCTCAATAGCCCAATTATAAGCGCTAAGTGCATTTTTAATAACGTTCTCTTGTTTGATTCTCCACATAGCACTTAATACTTCATTGTTATTTTCAATAGAGTTCTGTCTATTCTTAGTATCTTGTAACCTAGCTTCTCTTAACATAAATGATAGGTCTTTAGTAGGATCGGCATATCGTTGAGAGAACTCTTGGAAAGAAAATGATCTATGTCTTAGGATTTGACGTGCAATATCTCTTGTAGTTTCAATTTCAATACAAGCACTTACCATCTCTAATGGAGACCAATGTTGGTGTTTAATCAAGTACCCAATTAACTTATCAGCGGTCTCTTTATTAAGCTGGTTGGATGGATTACTTACTCTAGCACAGTATGCAACTAAGTCTTTTACATCATCCAAACCTTCTTCTTTAAACTCTTCTGACGGTGTTGAATAACTCACTAACGTTGCTTTTGTTCTTGTGGTGTGTGTTACTGGTGCTGCTACCTTATCTACTGTTTTTATATTATTTGTTCTTTTCATTATACTGTAAATCCTTCAAAGTTGTTAGTGGTACTTGCTTGAACAGTACCCAAATTTAACGATTGTGCAGAGTCTTCGACATCATACAATCTCATCTTAGCTCGATCAATTCCAACGACAAATTTCTTTGTAGCTCCTGTTGGATCGTTATATCTATTCTTTAATTGCTTCACCATTATTTGATTTAGATTCTCCAACTCTTCAGTAGAGATTAAAGCAAACATTAGATCTGCCGTTGCTGGTAGACCAAATGATTCCGAAGTATCTTCAAGTCCTACATCTGAATTACCATAACCACCGCGTGTTGTTTGAGTCGCGGATAGTATAGGTAGGTTATTCTCAATAGCCAAGCCACGTAGCTCTTCAGCAATGGCTTTAACATATTGATATGACCCACCAGCACCGTCAGCTTTCATTCTACTACTAGAACAAATGTTTAGATAATCAACACAAATCAAATCTGGTATGAAGTCCTTCTTTAACTTCAACTCATTAAGTAAGGCTCTGAAGTGAGAAGCATTAGCAGCACCTGTAGGATATTCTTTAACAATCAACTTACCAATACCGACGTTAGCAATCTTATGTAACTTCTTATCGAACATATCTTTACTTAAGTTCTCTAACTGGTCAATAGGTACATTCATCAGATTAGCATCAATACGTTCAGCAACTCTTTCTTCGGACATTTCCATAGATATGTATAACACATTTTTCATCTGTGTTAAAGCACCTGCAGCTACATGACACATAAACAAAGACTTACCTACGCCCGTGCCTGCAAGGGCAATATTCAAACTCTTGTTAACAAGTCCACCTTTAGTGATCTTATTAAACATCTCTAAGTCAAACGGTAAATGTTCTTCCTCTCTATGATAAAACTCATAGCGATCATCGGAGTTATCAATATAGTCATGGCCAATGTTAGTATCAAATGAAACACCTAATGCATCACTTAATAATTCAGGCAATGCATTGTTTTGAAGTGTGTCATGCTTACCATCAATAATATCAATAGATTCCATAATGGCAAGGTAAATAGATCTATCTTGACACCACTTCTCAGTTTGTTTCGTTAACCATTCTGCATTAGTATCTTCAATCACTTTATCCAAATCATTAGCGATAGCAAACACTTCACCGATTTCATCTTGATGGATATTACCATTCTTCTGAAGCTCAACATTAAGTGCTTCAACGTTAGGCATTTTACTATATTCAGTAACAAACTTAACAATCTCATTGAATAAAATCTTATGAGGACCATTAAAGTATTTTGGCTTGATATGAGGTATTACTGTTCTAGTATAATTTTCATCTTGAATTAAGTTACGTAATATTAATGTTTCTAAATTCATTCAGAGATATCACCTTTAATCATAGTGGCATGACCGATTTCATACTTATTCTTTAAGAAGTCTTTGAAGGCTTGATCTTTAAGGATAGGTTCCCAGAACTCGCCATCTAATGCTTTAGCTCTTAACTTATCTTCGGAGACTTCACCGGTTGCGGTGTTCACTTTTGAATACCAACCCATCGTAGGCTTAACAACAAATCCACCTTCAATAGCAGCATCTAATAAACCAGTGTATCGATCAATACCACCTTCCCAAGTTACACCAATAGGAATCTTGCTCTTCTCTTTAACGAATCGAGACTTTTCAACATTAACAATAAAGTTATAACCTTTAATGTCCTTACCTTCTTTCTCTTGTTGTCTACCAATGATCCAAATGTTATCAGCACTATAGTAAATTCCAGTTCCACCAGACACAACAGCTTTAGAGAACATCTCCATTGTTTGGTAGGTATGATTGATTGCAAGCATTGGAATATCTCTCATTGAAAGATATGGTGTACACATTCTAAACAAACCTTTCAAGGCTTTAGCACGTGACATGTCAGCAACACTCTTCTCATTCTTAGCATCTTCCATTTCTTTCTTAGATGCAAGGTTACCAATAGAGTCAATAACAATAATAACTTTATCTTCTTTCTCGATAGCTTCTAACTGATTTACCACATCAAACTTTAGCTCTTCAACGTCAGTGATTGGTGTATGTAATACTCTACTAGTGTCAATACCGAAACTTTCAAAGTATGATTGTGGTGAGCCGAACTCTGAATCATAGAATAACATAATAGCATCATCATGTTTCTTAAGATAAGCTGCAGCCATTAACAAACCAAACGAAGTTTTGAAGTGCTTCGATGGTCCGGCAAGTACAGTTAGGCCTGATGTTAATCCACCATCGGGATCACCGGACAATGCTACGTTAATCATCGGAACTGGTGTAGGTACCATATCCTGATTAGTGAATAGCTTAGATTTGTTAAGGATTGCCGATTCCTTAATTCTACTATTCTTCTTGAGTTTATCCATTATACTCATATATTTCTCCTTTTTTCTACTTGATAGATCTATTATAACACAAAACGCGGTAAAAGTACACCGTTATTTTAAAAATTCTTCTAAAGAACTTGACCTATTTGTCATAACTAGCTTCTTAGATTTATTGTCTTGAATAAGATAATCATCTCTAATCATTTCACATGTCCCTTCTAAATACCGTTTAATATTAGTTGCCATATCAGCTGCTGTCGTGAGAGGTACATTCTGACAGATATGATTAAGATTCTTCTTAGGGCTAATGATATTAAAGTCTCTAGGCAACTTCATAAACTCCATAGCTTCACGATATGTTAAGTATCGATCTTCATCAGGGTGTGTTACGCGCATAGGAAGATGTCCAACGAAAGCACCTGTATAATCAGATGGGATTTCACTGGTACGTCTCATAAGGTTACCACCACCAGCAATTTTCTCTGCATTTCTCAATGCTTTATCTGCAGCCTTTGGATTACCATTCTTTATTAACCAATCAGCAACTTTAGTATAATCACTGTGTTTCTCTATATACAATTGGGGATTAACACTTCGACCTGGCTCAAGACTGGCCACAAATTCTTTATGGGTAATACCACCACAAATCTCTTCAAGAATAAATTTATAGTAATGATCATCTTGTGAAGGCACTTTGTTAGATGTAAGCACATTCATTGGGTCAGCCGGATCGCTTGGTACTGATCTAATCATTTCACACATGTTTTGATTAGGTCTATTATAATAATCAAACAACGGTATTTCATCACCTTTCCAAAAGAAGTAGAAAGTTCTATCTCTTACCTGACTTAAGCCATGCAATAGACTCTTTGTTTTGTATATCGAAAAGGTATAACCATACTCCTTTCCAATCTTACGTATCTTCTCGACAACCGGTGAACCCATTTTAGTTGCAAGACGTGGAGCATTCTCACCCCAAAAAACCTTTGGTTGCATATTCTCTAATACATGTTTAGTAGTATTAATCATCCAATCATTAACAGATGAGTCAGCACTAGCAGAAACACTCAACGAACTTAACCCAGCACAAGGACATACAGTATTAACTACGTCCACCTGTTCAAGGTTAACCTTTGACATATCATCTTTGTCTAAAACATGATACGGTACTTCATAATTATAATATTCTAATAAGTGTTTATCGTTACCAGCAAACACATCATAAGATAAAATATACTCTGGTCGTTTACCAAAAACGCTTTGCATTGCGAGAGTTTCACCACCAATTAAGGGTACGATGGATGCGTATGTATAAGTCATTTATTTTCTCCTGCACTTGCTTCTACTACACGATTCCTTAAATCTGTAGATGAAAACGAGTGCTTACGTTTGTTATAGTGAATAGAACATAAGCCAACACCAGTATGATCTGTGCCTTTATATTCTTCGCCAACGATTCTAATGTGTGGTTGAATAGTTAAAATCATATCAACGATTTCTTGTTCTGTACTGAATGGAATGACTTCATCAACAAAACGACAACCCGCCAATTGAACATATCGTTCAAACGGAGTTTGGATTGGTTTATTTTTTGAATCAGGACGGTCAACCGTAGGATCGGTTAATAACCCGCAAATGAGATAATCACAAAGCTCTTTAGCTTCTTGTAGCATTACAATATGACCAGCATGTAATAAATCAAAAGTAGAACAGGTAAAACCAATTCTTACTTCTTCAACAGACTTACCAACTTTTCTTGCTATCTCAGCTTTGTTTGTAAACATTATCAATACACTCCATAATAAAATCTTTGTTAGGGTGATATTTGTACACCCTAGTCACTTCGGCTGCTACCAACGATACCAGCATACTTCTATTTATATCATTTGCCATAGCCAAATAATTTAAAGATCGACTAAATAGTTTGTTCGGGTACTCGTTAATAAGCAGGCTCGCGCAAAACTTTGCAGCATCTAATTCAGTAGAACCAAACACGCCATAAATTGGATCAATTAAATGCATTAAATGCATATCACAATTATTGAATAACATGTTTTTAATGCCAAAATCACCATGCGAATAACTACGCTTTATTTTATAACCCTTTAAACTTGCTGCTACGTCCATCAGTTTTTTCTGGCCAGAATTTTGTGCATGTTCTTCAATACGATCAATATAACTACTAAACGTTACATAAGATCTATTATCAACAGGCTTTAATTTCTTCATTTTATCTAACTGTGTTTGAACTGTAGCTAAAGCCATCCAAAAGTTTTCTTTAAAGAAGTTTTCATCGTGATCAATATAATCCATAGTAATTGTTTCACCAACAACACGATGAATAGCAGGTGTTTTAATACCAATCTTTTCAGCTCTTTCAAACCAAAGCCGTGTTTCATGAGCATTACTATCTTGCTTATGGACTACTTTACCATCGGTATATATTTCACCACCAGATAATCCACCTTCAAGTTCACGAATATCAACTTCAATAAAATCTTCAGGCATAATACCTTTATCATCGATATAATAAGTTGCTAATGGTTTATCAAATGAGAGCATATTAAACTTTACTTTGTGCTTATTCAACCATTTAAGCATGTTTGTTTCATACTTATCACGAGCATCTTCACGATTTTTACATGATATAGAACCACGAGCTGTAAAAATATCAATTTGCCAACCATCAGCATGCAGCTTGTTTAGCTTCGTAATAAGAGGCTTGTTTGGTAAAGCTTGATCAAATTTACGGTTTTGATGGAAAGCTAAGGTGTCGTCAAAATCTACTACAATACGTTTATGATACATTAAAAAAATCCCTCAAGTGTAGGACCTGTTTCTTTAGGTTCTTTGATTTCATTTTGTCTGCCATCTACAAGTGTGTATGCTTTTTCATTTAATACACTGCTTGGTGTTGATACAATAATCTCACCAGCTTCACGTCGTTGTTTTGCACTTGGAAAATAACTTGAAATCCTATCCATAAAGTCTATATTATCACGTCTTTTTCCTTTTGTCAACACAAAATCTAAGAACTTAGGACCAAGCACTTCAATATCATTAAAGTTATAAACTAATTCTTGGCAAGCTTTTGTACGAGTAATCCATTCTTCTTTGTTATCATAGATTCTATTTAATTCTGCTGCTAACTCTTCTTCACATGTTGCTTCAGATATTAGTGGACCATAGTATTCACCCCACTTTTTACCTTCAGGTGATACTGCGTTTTCAGCAAAGTGCTTACTAATAACAGGAAGAGATAAAAGGAATGATTCAATTACAGTATATTCCATACGATGGCCATACTCTTTTGGATTACCTAGACGATATCCACACCAAGCTGCCATAGAACTACCAAGTTGATTCATTCCAAAATCATATTTGTAACTATCATATGCTGTAATCGTGGTACCAGTCTTTTCTTTTTCTTTAGCTGGTTCATAGTGTTCGCCTGCAGAATTTGTGCCAATAAATTTAATCTTTGGTTGATATGATTTATGGTAAGGTGCTGGATCAGTGGCAAGAGTTTTAGAGTTTGGATTTCCAATAGATGAGATAGAACGTTCACAACCCATCAAAGTTAAATCCCAGTCATTATTTAAATGTGGTTCAATACGACAAATCATACCCGGATCTTTAAGTGTTGACATACGACCCATATACATAAAGTGCTTTTTACGATCTTCAAGGGATGCACGATGTTTGTCGTATTCACCAGTGCGAACCCATATTGGATTCTCCATTAGTCGACCTTCAAGGCCTGGATCAGTGTGTAGATAACCCTCGTTAGAGTAACCTTCAAATGATTGTGTAACACCAATGTCTGCTAGAGAAAACAACTCAGCGGCTTGTGTTTGTCTGTTAATAGTGTTCTTTGTAATAGCATGGTCGTGCATTACAATGATTGGATCTCCAATGCCTTCAACAAATTCACGGAAACGATCGATATACTTTCCATTTTTACGTGTTGGGAATGAATGTATAATTGCAATATCGCAAGTATTTACTTCATCAAGTACTGGCTGTGCATCTTTAAGATCGTGATTAGATTCAACACGATGGATAGTACTTTTCCATTCAGTATCTTTAGCACGACCAAATTTTTGTTTGTTGTCAAAATCAACTACAATGGTTTCATGTCCTTGTGACACTAACCAAGATTCAAATATGTTTGCGCCTTTAGTAACGCCGCATCCTTCGATGCCCTTTCCAAAGATAAAAGCAACTTTCATTATATAACTCCTATATTAAATATTTTACTCATGTTATTCTACCAAGCTAAAGTGTTTTTCATATACGTGGAGATTCTGTACTTGCCAATGGATATCACCAGTTGATAACTCGTCCGGATGATCTTCATGTAAGTTAATGTATTTAACTAAAGAGTCTAATACATACTTTTGCCAAGCGTAATCATTCTTATATCCAAAGACTACATCATTAGATCTCATTTGAACAACACAGTGGATTTGCTTGTTTCTGATATAATATGTAACTGCATTAGTACAGATGAAGTCTGACATACCACCTTTATCAAATTCGGTCCAAACCGATGGGCGATTGTAAACCATTTCAGCTCTTCGTCCATCAGGGTTGTTAACTAATTCATTTCTAACATTAAAATATTGGTTATGATATTCTTTAGAGAATATTAACTTACCATAGTTTGAATTGATATTGCCATGCTTATCCGCAGCATATTTCCAAGCTGCAGGAGCATCACGTTCGTCACCATAAATGTCATTGATATTAGTTGACATACTCTCATACCATTCAATCTCTTTAGCAATATAACCATCAACTGGTTTGCCGAAGATAGCATTCTCATCAGCAATAAAAGAAGCTCCGATTAATTCAATAGTCTTAGCTCCAGTCTTATCAATGGTGAATTCCTCTTTAGCTAAGGCCTGTTTGAAATGTTCTCTTATATCACTTACGTTCATTTTCTTCATTTTGTTTCCTCATAAATTCGTTTAAGTGCACGTTCATCATTCGCGTCAAATTTAGATAAGTGACTACATATCTTTTCACCAAAATCTAAAGATTCACCCATTGTTTTGAAAGACTTGCCGAAGCTTCGTTGTGGATATCGCTTATCTTTAGGTTGATAATTGTTAACATAAAACCGGGTGGTGTATTTGCCATCTTTATTATTATGATAAATAGCAATCTTTTGTGTGCTGTCTACATGTGTATAGACTGTTGGAAACTTTATATTTTGTACTACAAACATTATTTTTCTTCTCCTTTATATCTGTCATCCATATCTTTATGTTCATGGTAATACATTAATAGTATTGCTATTTGTGTTAATGCATGTGTTAAGTGGGGTTTGCCTGATTCAGGATCAAGATCTTCTCCCATCCAAAATGCATTGAGGTGTCGTTGAATAGATGAATATGTTCTTGACCATTCACCATAATCTTTCCGCCAATC